CAAAAATTTACAGGTTCAAAGTAACGTATGCCTCAAAAAGCAAACAACATGAAAACTGTCGATGAAATAACTACTAAGCAAAAAGCTTTTGTCGATATACTAGTTGCTAACTGGGGTCAGATTTCAAAGAAAGACGCTATCATTAAAGCTGGTTTTAAAGGTAAAAACGAAAACTCAGCAATGGTGATGGGTAGTCGTTTAACCAACCCTTCTTTAAACCCACATGTGTGTCGATATTTAGAACAAAAATTATCTGAAGAACAAGCTCGTTACGAAAAAGACAAACTAACTAGGTATAAAACTTTTGAACGTCTGCGTGATGGTGCTGAACAAAAAGGTCAATACACAGGAGCTATTAACGCTGAATTTAGAAGTGGGCAATTGGCTGGTTTGTTTGTTGATAAAAAAGAAATTACCCACAACACTTTAGAAGGTATGAGCAGAGAACAACTAGAAACTAGATTAAAAGAACTTGAAGACAAAATTGGAGCTAACACAATTATTGTTGAGGGCAAAGCTAAAAATGTATGATTTAGATACTATTCAGGCAATAAAACATTCAATAGAAAAAAGAAAACAAGAAACTATTGAACATTTAGTCTATGGGGTAGACAACATAGAACAATTAAACTATGCTAAGGGCAAGATCAGTGCTTATAATGCACTGCTACAGGATTTAACAGACCTGCAAAAAAACGAGGAGTAAAAAATGACAAGTAAGTCAAGTATTATCAAACCTGATTATATTAAGGATGAATCAATCACATCTAAAAGTAATCAAGATTCCCCAAAATTAACTCAAAGCTATCTAGACGAAATAGATCGACTACCTGATCCAGTTGGATATCGTATGTTGATTAAAATGTGGAAGATGTCTGAAATGACTGATGGTGGTATAGCTTTATCAGAACAAACCCTTGAAACTTCTGAAATGACATCAGTGGTTGGTTATGTCGTTAAAATGGGAAACATGTGTTACAAGGATAAAGAAAAATTTTTAACTCCTTGGTGTAAAGAAGGTCAATTTATAGTTATAGGCCGTTATGCTGGAGCTAGATTTAAAACCAAATTTGGTGAGCACAGAATTATTAATGATGATGAGATTGTAGGTACAATTGAAAAACCCGAGGATATCCTCGCACTATTTTAGGAGTAAAATATGTCGGAAGTACAACAGCAAGAAATTGAATTAGATACTGACGGTATCGAAGAACAAAGCATAGAGGTGCAACCTGTCGAACAAGAAGTCGAATCCGTTTCAGATGCGGTCGGTGAGGTTGATTTAGGTTACAAAGACCCTATTAAAGAAGAAACTAAATCTGAAATTGTTGAAGAAGCTAAAGAAGAGGTTTCTAAAGAAGATAATCTTCAAGCAGTTTCTGAAAAAACACAAAAACGTATTGATAAGTTAACTCGTAAGATGAGAGAGGCCGAAAGAAAAGAAAAAGCCGCTTTAGATTACGCAAAAGGCTTACAACAAAAATATTCAGATATTGAGAAAAGTAATGTAGCTCTTGATACAGGGTATGCTAAAGAGTTTGACGCTCGAGTTGATGCTCAAAAAGAACAAGTTAGAATCAAACTACAAGATGCTATTGACACAGGAGACTCTGCTAAAATTGTAGAGGCTAATGATGAGCTAGCTCAACTTGCTGTTCAAAAAGAAAAAGCAAGAGTTAAGCTGGCTGATACAGAAAGGTTACAACAAGAAAGAGAAACTGAAGTAGCTCAACCAGCTCAACCAGCACCACAAGAAGCTAGTCCAGCTAGCCCAAGAGCACAAGAATGGGCAGAAGAAAACGCGTGGTTTGGTAATGATAAAGCTATGACTAATGCTGCTTTTGGTATTCATGAAGATCTAGTTGGACAGGGGTTTGACTCAGAGTCCGATGACTATTACAATGAAATTAATAAACAGATGAGGGATTATTTCCCTACGAAATTTACAACTGATAAAGTTGAAGATAAAAGACCCGTTCAAACTGTTGCCTCAGCGGGGCGTAAACAGCAAGGACGCAGAACCGTGAAACTCACCCGTTCACAAGTAGCAATAGCTAAAAAATTAGGGGTGCCACTAGAAGAATACGCTAAATTCGTGAAGGAGTAACGATATGACAGATAATGTAAAGAAAAGAACCTCACGCAGCTCAAAAGAGAGTGTAGAAACTCGTAATAAACCTTGGGCTCCACCGTCAAGTTTAGATGCACCCCGAGCACCGCAAGGTTATGCTCATAGATGGATAAGGGTAGAAAGTGCTGGTTTTATGGATACAGGTAATGTTTCCAAAAAACTCAGAGAAGGTTGGGAATTTGTTCGAGCTGAAGAAGTGAAGAATGAAATTGGCGACCATGACTATCCAGTTATTCATGAAGGCAGATATCAGGGGTTAATCGGAGTTGGTGGCCTTGTGTTGGCAAGGATACCTGAAGAGATTGTCGAACAACGCAAGCAGTACTTTCAAGGAATTACTGCTGATCAAGTTAAAGCCGTTGATAATGACATTTTAAGGGAACAACGACCAGAGATGCCTGTTAATATCGACAGACAGTCTCGTGTAACTTTTGGTGGTAATAGAAAGTCTTAATTTTTTAGCTTTTTTATGCCACGATATTTTATTAACTATTTTAAAGGAGTTTTATCATGGCAAATAGAGATGCCCCTTTCGGACTTCGTCCAATCGGCAGAATAGGTGGAACACCCTATACTGGCGGACAAAGCCGTTACAGAATAGCTAACAACTATGGAACAGCAATTTTCCAAGGTGATATGGTAATGCACGTCACTGGCGGAACAGTTGAAGTACACGCCGATGGCGGTACTGTACCTATTGTTGGTGTATTTAATGGTTGTAGGTATACAGATCCTTCAACAGGAAAAGAAACTTTTTCCAATTTTTACCCTGCTTCTACAGCGGCCGCAGATATTGAGGCCTTCATAATTGACGATCCTATGGTTGTATTTGAAATTCAAGCGGATGACACTTTCCCAGTTGCTGATTTACACGGTAACTTTGATATTGTGTATACAACTGCTGGAAGTACAACAACTGGTTTAGCTGGTGCAGAATTAGACGTAACTACTGGTGGTACAGGCACAAGCCTTCCACTAAGAGCTATCGACATTTCTCAAGATCCAAATAACTCAGACGTAGCGACTGCCAACACAAATGTGAAAGTAGTAATTTGTAACCACATATTCGGCCTTAAAGGTGTCGGATTAGCGTAATCCTAGGAGGATAATTATGGCTATTTCAAGATCCCAACTAGTCAAAGAATTAGAGCCTGGATTGAACGCTCTATTCGGACTAGAATATAACCGCTATGAAAACGAACATGCAGAAATTTTTGACTCAGAAAGCTCAGATAGAGCCTTTGAGGAAGAAGTAATCTTGTCTGGTTTCGGAGCGGCTCCTGTTAAATCTGAGGGTGCAGGTGTGTCATTTGATACTGCAAACGAAGGTTATACAGCAAGATATACACATGAAACTATCGCAATGGCTTTTGCTATTACAGAAGAAGCAATTGAGGATAATTTATACGACAGATTAGCAGGTCGTTACACAAGAGCACTAGCACGTTCTATGGCTAACACTAAACAAGTGAAAGCTGCAAACGTACTAAACAATGCTTTTAACAGCAGCTTCACAGGTGGTGACGGCGTTGAACTATGTTCAGCGGTTCATCCTCTAACAAGCGGCGGAACATTTGCTAACGAGTTGTCAACAGCGGCTGACCTTTCAGAAACATCTATGGAGCAATCATTAATTGATATTGCTGCATTTGTTGACGAAAGAGGCTTAAAAGTTGCTTTACAAGGTGCAAAATTAATCATTCCAAAAGAACTTCAGTTCACAGCGGAAAGAATACTAAAAACACCAGGTAGAGTCGGTACATCAGATAACGATATTAATGCTATGGCTTCAATGGGTATGATCCCACAAGGCTACAGAGTTAATCATTACTTAACTGATACTGATGCTTTCTTCATTATGACTGATGCACCTAACGGAATGAAACAATTCGTTAGAGCACCAATCAAAACTGCTATGGAAGGTGACTTCGATACAGGTAATGTAAGATTTAAAGCAAGAGAAAGATATTCATTTGGGTTCTCTGATCCTAGAGGGATATTTGGTTCGCCAGGTGCTGCGTAAGTAGCAATTTGGAGGAAAGATTAAGGGGACTTTCGAGTCCCCTTTTTTTTGGGTATAATTAAGCTACTATACAAATAACTTG